ATTCAGCGTTCCAAATTCGGTGCAAATTCGAGAAGTCAGTCGGAAATCCGAAAATTTCGCCCACTTTCTTTACAAACTCACCGAGGACAGGGGTATTCTTATCAGTCAAATAGAATGAATATGCTTTCTCCAATAACATAGTCACTCGACTGATGTTGGGGTTCATGCGGGTTGAAGAATGGAACTTTGACAATTGTCGTTTTATATCACAACAACTGTCTATTCCATCTTCGGCCCACCAGACATCGGGCCCATAATATCTGGACAGGAAAGTCGTTCTTGGCTCTCCACGCATCACCACATCTATTTTCAAGATTAACCCAAACTGAGTAGCAGCAGCTACTGCTACCTCCGGATCTACATCCGCTGTACCACCATCATCACCACTGTAAAACCCCAGTGATGACCATGCTTGTTCATGATTATACTGTTTAAGCGTTGACGCATGCGTCATTTTCCTAAACGTAAAATAAGCTACAAAAGCATTCACTAGAGTGTTGTATATAGTGGTTGTTGGTGAGCCAGAAATCAACTGTTCTTCTACCATGGAACTCACACCCTCACGAGTGATAGCAGGAACGTGTTTGATCTTGTTCAAAAGTTCTATAAGGCGAGACACAAAGGTACTATGAAATACTTTTCCACAGAGTGTCTCAAACAAAACAGAACTCGCCCTGTCATGTGTGCCATCCATACGGGTGTAGTCAGTAATTCCCATCCATTTCCTACTCCGCCTACAACATTCACCCCAACGGGTGGCTATTGCCAGCGGCGTCTTCCCTGATGCGTACCAGGGGAACATCTTAAGAATGAGAGCTAGACCATACATGTATTGTGACAGTTCAACTTTCTTGATGCCTTCAACCTGTGAGATGATCCGAGGATCACCTATCTTAGGGTAGGCTTCACATTTCATGAACTCTTTGACAAGGTCAGTTTCAAGACCATGTTGAGCGCGTTCTATGATCGCACGTTGGCTGGGCTTATGTTGTTTCATCAACACTGTTTCAAATTCTAGTGGATAGATTTTACCAGATTGCTTAACAATCTCATCAGTAAAATCGTTTATACACCTCAACATAAAAGCAGTAACCTTTGACATTGGTTTCTTCTTCAGGAGGTCTGTACGTCTACTAGTAATCATCCTAGTGTCATTATTCAAACATCTGGCTGGTGTAAAACAGCCGTCCAACAGTGGCATCATAAAATGCGTTAATGGCGCGGTAGTAGGTTCGTAGTCCGCAATGCTTTTCAAGAACTGGTAGGTCTTAACTGGTTGGATAGAGTCGAGCAGATGTCTCTTGGCATGCAACGTAGTAGTAAAATACTCCAGTAAAGTTTCTGACCCTTCAAATTTCAACCCCATTGAAACATCAAGGCCAGCCATTTTAGATTTTACTGTAGCATGTGTTAACTTGCTAGTATTTGCAGCACTAGAGATAGCATCGTCAACTGTTATGCTGGTAAATGCACTGGTGAAAGCTCCGCATTTGGCTGTGCTGACAAACAGGCCTTCTTGATTATTCACCACTAGCCTTGCAAACCCGGTATCAACAGGTAAAAACCTGGACAATCTACGAGTTCTTATCTTAGCATGAGCTATCATAGCTCTAATGCCTCGATAATGCGCTAGTGGCGCTAAAAGAATGACCTGATGATCAGCATCAACAAATTTTCTTTCCACTGAATAAACGTTATGTTGGGTCCAACATGGCATCCAACAACACGTCCAAGTACTCGAAACGGAGTCACCGCTCCAATCCCATAATTCGTGACTATAGTTGCCACCTCCAGACACTATGTAATGCAATCGTCCGTCTTCGAGGAAAGTATATTTATACTCACCATCATTCTTAGACGCTCTACTTGGTACAACAGTGTACAGCAAATAAGGCTGACATTGTTGTCCAAGGAGCTTGGGCATATCCACGTAGTAGTCAACATCGACCATTATAAGACAATCTCTGTCTCTAATAGTCACATTG